AACAACAACCATCAACTAGTCCGTTAATGCAAGTTGCAGGACTAGGGATCATGGGCCTCGGAGCATACAAAGGATTAAATATAGGTAATCCCATAGGATAAGCATGAGCGTACTTGATAGAAAAATGTTCAAGAAGGTAGCCAAGCTTAAACATGGCGGTAATCCTTATATAGACCACGAAACAGGTCAACTTATACCTAGCGTAACTGGTGTGCCTGGAGGTATGAATGAAGTCGATACTAGTATCTATCAAACAGGTCAAGCTGTACAACCTTCCGCAATGGGAGATACCAAGATAACAGGTATCTTAGGCGGTATGAATGAATTTTATCCTATAGCTAATGATTTTGCTGACGCACTGTATCCACAAAAAACACCTGAAGAGTATGCAGCTGAAGCAGCTAAACTATATCAAACAGATTATTCAGCAGAAAGAGAAGCTATTGAGACACAAAAAGAAGCTGATGTAGCATCTTCTTTAATTAATTTTGGTGCTAGACTATTAACAGGTAGAGGCAAAGCCTTAGATGTGTTAGGCCAGGCGGTACAACAAACATTACCAGAATTTACAGCTGCAAGAAGGGCAACAAGAAAAGAAGAAAGAGAATTAAAAACAGCAGAGAAAGCTATAGATGCACAAAAAAGAACTTACGCTTTGACAAAAGAACAAGAAGATGCAGTCAACAGAGCAAATGTTGTCAGTCAGGCAATGTTTTCTAATCTAGGATTTTTTCAAGAATTAGCTAAACAAGAAAATAAAAGTAACTTAGATCTTAATGGCACTTTTAAATTAGTTAAAGATAGAGCAACAGGACTTAACACAGAAGTTACTTTAGGTCAATATTTGAAAGATTTTGAATTACCAGAAGATCAAAGAAAATACGATGTAGCAAAAGACTACACACAGCCTTTTATTGCATACGATAACATCGTAGGAGAAAATAAATTCTTTACAACTTATGAAGAATTTGCTGTGGCCAACAATCAAGAGCCTGGTCGATATGGAGACAAAAGAGATTTTAGAGCTAAAGATTGGAAAAAAGTAATAAATTTAGCAACAAAAAAAGTTGAATATGTAGAATCAGAAAAACTTAATCCTAGTGTTCATGTGCCCTCTGATAGTATGGATTACATAGAAGTAATGGATACACAAAACAATAACAAACTTATGTATCTGCCTAAAAATCAGCCTTTTGATAACACACGATTTGTACCTAAACAAGAACCTGTAGAAGTATTTAAAGATTTTGTTATGGGTAGCTTTACTCATCCTCAGTCAGGTGAATACGGAAACTGGCAAATTAAAGAATTAAAAAATGGTGAGTATTTAATACCAAAGTTAGATGCAAACGGAGATGCTATACTACAAGCTAATGGTCAACCTACATGGGTGCCAATCGGACAAGGCATTGGAGATCTTGTAGTTAATCAAAAAGTAGCTTTGACTGCTGATGATGTGTTACCTAGAAAAGCTTTAACAGAACAATTTTCTACTATTCAATTATATGATCGTAATATCAACAGTATTGATGTTGTTATTAACAACTTACTAAAGGATCCTACAATAGCTGGTTTCCCTGGATTAGTTCAAGATATAAAGCAAAGAGGTTTTGGTATGTTAGCTGACTTAGTTGCAGCAGATGATCAGATATCAATTTTAACCAACACATTAGAAAATGTTAAGGCAAATTTCTCAGATGGTAGAATTGAAACTTTTGAAGGATCAGGAGAGTTTGCAGATGTCAACGCTTTATTTAATCCTAACAGTCAAGAGTCTCAACAATTCTGGGGTGAATTTAAACCTGAACTTGCTGAAAACAGAGTCCGTATTAATGCTATCGCTTATGCTGTAGCAAGAGCTAGAAAATCATCTGGTCGTTTGAACTTAGATGATATCAAAAGAGCTTATGAAAGTCTTAAAGTAACAGGCTTAATTGACTCAAAAACAGTTATTGCTGGTTTAATTACAGTAAGAGAAGAGTTAAGACTAGCTAACAATGATTTAAAAGTATTATATGAATTTAACAAAGGAACATATCCTAGTGGATACACAAGTGCTGGTCAAATAAATCCACAAAATTTACCTAAAGCAAAGTATAATGATGACGGTAACTTAGTAATTACACTCCCAGAGGAGATAAAGTAATGGCTGAATTTAATTATAATTCAAAGTATACAGCTCCTATTAAAGAAGAGTATATGCAATGGTTAAAAAAGAATCATCCTGGTGAATACTACGATAAATTTGGAGGCAAAAAACCTTTTAACAGATTATCTAAAGTGGGAAAAGTATCTCGATTAGGTAAATACGGAGCATTAGCTGGTATTGTGTATGAGCTAGGTAAAGAAGTTTTAGATATTACGGGTAACATACCTGATGATGTAGAAGAACGTGAGATGATAAGACAAGATAAAATATTAAACAACATACCTAAAGTAGTTATTAATAAAGATGGTACACAGTCATTACAACAACCTGATCCTGAAGATTTAAAAGATCATCTGCCTTACAAAAAATATATATCTAACACTCCTAGTGCACCTGGTTCAGGAGATGAAGTGGAAGGCGTTGATTTTGTGTGGGTAGATCCTTATGAACAAAATTATGGAACTGTCAATACTGAAGGATATCAATTAGGTAAATTTGGTTGGACAAAAAAAGTAGAAAAGAACTTTTTACAAAATCAAGTTGAGACATACGCAAGAGACATAAAAGCAGTCTCAAGTGTTATACCACCAGAAATTAAAACAGTAACTAAGAAGGCGTTTAATTTAATAACAGGTAATCCAGAGAGGGTTGAATAATGGCTAAAGAAGGAGTATTTAGTTTAAAACAAAGATATCCTACCATGGATATAGAAAGAACTTTTGGTATACCTCAAGATGTTCTTGTAGAAATTTTTGGAGAGAATGATATTAAAATACAAGTTCCTGATATCAATAGTTTTTTAAATCCAGAGGACATAGGAACACCAAAATTTGAACAAGACAAACTTTTACTACAACAGTTAATTAACAATATCAGAAAACAACAAGGTATTACTGAAAAGCCTATTGAAACTTATTCCGATGCTGAACTAGCTGAAATCAAACAATTGAAAGAATTTCAATCCGCAGTAGAACAAGAAAAAGCTTATATACAAGATCCTTTGCGTGAAAAAAACAAAGCATGGAGAGAAAAATTAGAAGCTGATAAAAGAAACTGGAGTACTTTTATAACAGGTAAAGGCACAGAAGATCAAAAAGGTATTGTAGGTAAATCAGGAGAATTTATCAAAGGAGATATGTCCGT